TGACGCTGATCTAATCTTTCAAACTAAATGGCTTCCCTATCTAGCGGAAAATCTAAAGTAAACTAGAACTATGGCAGTCACTAACGGATACATTTCTCTAAGCTTGTTGAAAAGCTCGCTTCAGATTGAAGACACGCTTCTAGACGATTTTCTTGAACTCGCTATCGAGTCAGCTTCTCGACAGATTGACGCAGCTTGTGAGCGTACTTTCTACCAAACAGACGGAGAGGCTCGAGTCTTTACCCCAAGAGATTCTTTTGTTTGCGAGATTGACGACCTAAGAAGCTTGACAAGTCTCAAGACTTCGAGCGATGCAGACGGAAGTTTTGATGTCACCTGGGAATCTAAGGATCTGCAACTCGAACCCCTCAATGGACAGGTTAGTGGAGTAGACACACCATTCACTCGCATCAGGGCAGTTGACGAATATCTCTTTACCATTGACGGTCTGGAAGCAACAGTTCAGGTCACCGGAGATTGGGGCTGGGATTCTGTCCCGACTCAAATTCAACAGGCTTGTTTGATTCTCTCGGCCAGATTATTCGAGCGTAGAAACTCACCGCTCGGGATTGCAGGATTCTCGGATGTTGGGGCAGTATTCGTTTCCAAGTTCGACTCAGATATTGACAAGCTTCTAATGCCATTCAAGAAAGTGAGAATGGCTTGAACATAACCCAAATCAGAGACGGGCTAGAAACCAATCTGGAGACGGTTTCAGGTCTGAGGGCATATTCAGAGATTCCAGAGAATCCACAAGTCCCCTGTTCAGTTGTGGCATTGAACTCAATAGATTATGACCAAGCCTTTCAGCGTGGACTTGCCGAACTAACTTTTACCATTACCGTTATTGTTGGAAGGTTCTCGGTTCAACAGGCACAAGAAAACTTGAACGATTATGCAGGCAACGGATCTAAAAGTATCAAGACAGCCATTCAGTCAGATAGAACCCTCGGCGGTTCGGCTGTTGATACCGTTCTAACCTCGATGAACTCAATTTCTGCATTAGACTTAAATGACGGAAACAACTATCTCGGGATGGAATTTTCCGTCACCGTTTACGCAAACTAAAAGGAGAAACTAAATTGGCGAAATTCGTATCAACCGATTTCAACATTCAAATCGGAGGGACTGACTTCAGCACCTCAATCAACTCTGTGACACTTGATGTATCAGTCGAAGAGCAAGAGACCACCGCTTTCGGTAACAATTCACGCACCCGAATCGGTGGACTAAAAGACGGAAGCGTTTCACTAGACTTCCACCAAGACTTCGGATCAGCAGCAGTTGACGCAACTCTATGGCCACTTCTCGGAAGCACCGTTGAAATTATTATCGCACCAACAAGCGATGCAGTTTCAGCCACCAACCCAAGCTACACATTCAACGCATTGGTTACTCAGTACCAGCCATTTGCAAACGCAGTTGGCGAACTAGCAACTCTTTCAGTAAGCTGGCCAGTAACGGGCGATGTCGTTCGTGGTACGGGAGCGTAAGGAAACAATATGCAAATCAACCTCCAAACAACATTCGATGACGGAACTGAGAAAGTAATTACAGCCGGAGCAGCCGACTTAGTTGCTTTTGAAAGGGAGTTCGACCTCAGTGTTGCCAAGTTGCAGAATGAAGTCAAACTGACTCACCTGCTTTATATCGCTTGGCACTCTGAGAATCGTACGAAGTCAACAACGCTAGAGTTCGAAGCTTGGACTAATTCAATCGCTTCTATTCAAGCGAGCGACTCAAAAAAATAACGCCGCTGGGTGAGGAATCCCTTCATTGGAAACTCGCTCACATGGCTTACGAGTACCACATTTCTCCAAGTGTTTTACTCAAAGAATCCCCGAGGATGCTTTGGACTATGGAGCGGTATCTCTATTGGAGAGTAACTCAACAGGAGAACGCTAAGCGTAAACGGTAGCCCCCGAGAAATCGGGGGTTTTCCTTTAGCGTAGAATAGTTAGGGTTAGGAGTTCCGTTGATTACACTAGGCAAACAAACCAAAGTCACAGGTTTAGATCGTGCCATTCGTGAGCTGAACAAGGTTGACAGCGGTATTCTCAGGCAACTTCGAAAAGACATGAGACAGGAATCCAGCCCTATCTTGAGAGAGATAGTTGGTGATGTAAATGTCGGTGCTCCCCTCAGCGGTATGAAAGGAACAAACCGAACCGCTTGGAGTGGGGTCAAGGGAGGCTTCAGCTTTCGCCCTAACGCCCGTTCTAAAACCGGAGGATATGTTCCTATCATCAACATGACTCTGAAATCTAAGGGCAAGACAGCAGGGTTTGAGATTGCGGAAATGGCAGGCAGTAAGAACCTAGCCTTCTCGAAGAACAAAGCTCGAGGAAGGCAATTCGTCAGTGTCTTGAAACAGCGTTCGGGCAACCAGTTCAAGGCAGGTCGCTTTGGTTATTCAGAGTTCCTCAAGAGAAGACCAGATGTTCAAAAGGCGGTAATCAAAATCATCAACGAGTTTGCTCAAGACTTCAATAAGAAGATCAGGATTCGATAATGGCAATCAATCTCCCAATCGTAACGAAGTTCGATGCCAAAGGAATCAAGAGTGCCGAAGCTTCATTACAAAAGTTCGGTAAAGCCGCAGGTGCAGCAGCAGCCGCCGCAACCGCAGCAGTCGCAGGAATAGCGGCAGTCAGTGTCAAAGAGTTCGCCAAGTTCGATGCCGCCCTCAACAAGTCCATCTCCATCATGGGGAATGTCGGGGACAGCCTTCAGAAAGATATGGCAGACACCGCCCGAGAGGTCGCCAAGTCAACAACCTTCTCAGCCGAAGAAGCAGCTGAAGCCTATTTCTTCCTAGCCAGTGCAGGTCTAGATGCTGAACAACAAATCGCAGCCATGCCACAGGTTGCCAAGTTTGCTCAAGCCGGAATGTTCGATATGGCTTTGGCTACCGACCTGGCAACAGACGCTCAGAGTGCTTTGGGTCTAGCCTCAGATGATGCAACCGAGAACCTTGAGAACTTGACTCGAGTCACAGATGTATTCGTAAAGGCAAACACTCTCGCTAACACTTCGGTAGAGCAACTAGCAACAGCGTTCACAACCAAAGCAGGTACAGCTCTCAAGACGGTAAACAAAGACATTGAAGAAGGTGCAGCGGTTCTAGCTGTATTCGCTGATCAAGGTATCAAGGGTGAGCGAGCTGGAACACTTCTAACAAACACCATCTTCGGTCTAACCGACATCATGAAGAAAGCCCCTGCCCAGGCTGAAGAACTCGGGCTGAAAATCTTTGACGCTTCGGGAGAAATGCGAAGCTTTGCCGACATCTCCAGAGACCTAACTGGAATCCTCGGCACAATGACTAAGGAGCAACAGATTGCTACCTTGTCAAATCTTGGGTTCACTAAACAAGCCCGAGAGGGAACTCTTGCATTACTTGGAAACTCTGATGCCATTGAAGAATACGAAGGCAAGCTCAACGATGCTGGAGGTACAGCCGAAGAGGTCGCCAACAATCAGCTAAAGACGATGACAGCTCAGTTCGAGCTAATCAAGTCCGAGGTCGCAGATGTTGGAATTGAAATTGGTGCAGGTCTAGCTCCGGTTCTGTTGGAACTATTCGAGCAACTAAAGCCGATTATCGAACAGGCCGCCCCTGCCTTCATCTCATTCTTTGAAAGATTAGCCCCTGTTATCTCCAATGCGGTTGACTTCATTTTCAATCAGTTCCTCCCTGCCCTTCAGGGATTGTTTGAATCCATTTCTAGGAATCGTGAAATCATTGGTTTCTTTGTTGTGACTTTGGGAACTCTTTTGATTACAACTCAGGCAATCATCACAGCGGTCAAGACATTCACAGCGGTTCAGGCAATACTCAACACAGTTTTAGCGGCCAACCCAATCGGTCTAATCATTACCGCTCTAGCTGTATTCACCGCAGCGGTTATCTACCTAGCCACGCAGACAACATTCTTCCAAGACGCTTGGACAACAATGACCGAGATTGCTTCGGAAGCGTTCAGGATTTTCGGGGAGATATTCACCGCCATAGGTGAAGGCATGATTGAGTTCTTTACTGGAGTGGTCGAGAATATTTCCGAGTCGTGGAATCGAATGACCGATGCCATAGGCAAAGCGATTCAAGCAGCAGCCGAGTTCATCGGTGAAATCTGGCAGGGACTTGTTGATGGAGTCAATGCAGGAATCGAAAACATTGGTTCATTCTTCGAGAAGGTCTTCACTGGGGTAGGCAACTTCTTCAGGGGCGTTGTCAACGGATACATCAGTATGTTCGAGAGTTTCTTCAACTTCGTTATCAGCGGAGCTAACGGTCTGATTAGGGCGTTGAACAGAATCAGAATCAGCATCCCTTCAACACCTTTCACTCCGGGCTTCTCTATCGGGGTGAACCTACCCACGCTGGACAGCATTTCAATCCCTAGACTTGCCGAGGGCGGTATCGTAATGCCTCGACCTGGAGGCGTGTTCGCAAACCTAGCGGAAGCAGGAAAGCCCGAAGCGGTTATTCCACTTGACCGCATGGGTTCAATGGGAAGCACAACCAACAACATTGAAATCAATGTCACCGCTGGAGTCGGTACTGATCCGGTAGCTGTTGGTCGTGAAGTTGTAAACGCTATCAAGCGATACGAGTCAACAAACGGGAAAGTCTTTGCTAACGCATGAGTGTAAAGGTCGAGATTGGCTTCACAGCGTCTGGAGCGTCTGCCCCCTTCTTCACGCTAGGGGATGACACGCTAGGCGTTCTCGGAGGAACTGAGGGGCTTTTGGGTGGTGGTGAAATCCTTGTTGATGTCACCGAATATCTAAAGTCTTTTCAGATAACTCGAGGCAAGTCCCGAGACCTTGACAAGTATCAAGCAGGTCAGGCAACTGTCTCATTCCAGAATGATGAAAGAGTCTTTGACCCCACTTACGCAGCCGGTCAATACTTTGGGCAGATTGAGCCACGCCGACAGATAAGAATTACCGTTGACGATGTTGTTCAGTTCGAGGGAACGATTGACGATTGGAA